CGCATAAAGGCCATGTCGTTGGCGACGGTGTTCACCAGCATCGCCACCGTGCCGCGGTCGTGGCCGGCGTAGGACATGGGGCCGTCCTCCACGAAACCCGCCGACCACCGCAGACCCTCGCGGAAGTAGCGAACAGGCAGCACAATGTTACCGCCGACCCGTTCTATCGGCTCAATGGCTCCTGGAACGTCGTGGGGCTCGCTGTGGCGATCTTCGTGCAAGTTCAGGATGCCCAAAAGAGCCAGATCGGGATGAGTGGAGAACGCCGCCTCCACTTCGTCGCCCCAGCCGGGCAGCATCTCAATGTCATTGTCGCAACGGTGAAGGAAGTCGGGCTCGCAGAACGTCAACCCCTGGGCCCAGCCGGCATTACAGGCGATGCCCGGGTAGTCGTTCGTCGGGCTGTAGATGACCGGAATATCTAGTGCGTGAAGCCACTCAACAGTTCCATCGGTGGAGGCGTTGTCCACGATGATGAGACGATCCTGCGGGCGCATCGTCTCCGTAACGGCCATGACGGATTGCTGAGTCAGCGGGAGTCGGTCGTGGGTAATAAGACAAGTGAGTATCACAGACACGCTCTAACCCTCTCTGCGTCTACCTCGAACTGCGCCGCGGCCCATCTCTCATATGCCCCACGATCACGGGCGTCGGCTTCGGTCGAGTTATGCTCTAGGTAGGAGGCATCCCACTCGGCCTTGCCTGCGGCCGGGTGCATGTGTTCAATCACGATCTCGGGAAGATAGTGCATGACGCCCAACCGTATGCCGAGCGCCAACCAAGCATTGTCCACATATAGATGTTCGCAGTCGGGCAGGGCTAACCAGCCAAGCGCCCGGACAATCCGACCCTCAATGAAACAGGCGGTAGGAAGTCGAGCGCCCTGGTAGAGATCATCGCCGTAGACGATGCCGCCGGTATCTTTTACCCGCTGATCCCATCCGGGAGTTCGGAAACGATGATCGTCGCCGAGTACGCCGTACCAGTCCTCATCGGGGAATGCATTGAATGCGGCATTGGCAGCTCGGACAAAACCGTGGGACGGGGGGACACGCAGAACGTCGCCCGAATACACGCTCGCGTCATCCTCATCGACTACGATCAAGAGTCGAGTCGTCGGCAGGGTCCGGGTTGCAAGGAACGCCTCGGTCAGTTCGGCGGCGTTGCCTGGTCGCCCACGGCTGGGGCAAATAACTATCATCTTTCGATCGCGGCGTACTGCGTGTCCGCAACGGCGAGCGCCTCAGCGGGCTTGGAGTGGATGACATAGGCGCCCTTCGGTGCCTTCGGCAGCAACGGCGTGCCGCGCGTCTGGCTCTCCAGGCGGCTGTCGAGCGCCACCTGCTCATGCACCGGCTTGTACCAGCTGCCCAGGAGACGGCGGAAGAGGCGGCAGTGCCAGTGGTACTCGCGCTCTTCGCCCCGCTCGCCGCCCCAGTAGTTGCGGAACCAGAAGAGGAAACCGAGGGGTTCGGGATAGAACGCGCCCTCGTGCAGCGTGCCCGGCGTCCAGGGGCCGGCGTCCACCGCGCGCATGAACTCCAACGCGGCGACGGTGGGCAGTTCGTCAGGGTCGAGGTGCAGTATCCAGTCGCCCGTCGCGTGCGGTAACGCAGCGTTGCGCGCGTCGGAGAAGTTGTCATTCCATGACCAGGGGACAGCCTGCGCGCCCCACGACTCGATCAGGCGCACGTCGCTGTCGCGCGTGCGGTCGTCCACTACCACGACGGTCTGACTGACGATCGGGGAGACGAGATCGAGCAGGGCGGCCATGCGGTCAATCGGGGGGTCCTTTACGAGCATCGCGAGGGTGACTGTCATCGGCGTTCCTTCGTGCGTTCCTGAATGGGGTGTGGGGGGCCGGGGAACGCAATCCGGCCCCCCACGATGCGGGGTTACGCCATCACTGCGGCGCACCACTGGAAGGCGCCCACGGCAATGGCGGGATAGGCGTTGAAGCCGATCTCCTGCTCGCCGCGGAAGCCGATGAGGTTCTGATCGAACCGGGTGCCGGCGGTGTCCGACGTGTCAATGCGGAACTCCATGCCACGGTAGAGCTTCGCCTGCTTCCACTGGCCGGCGATGGCGCCCTTCGTGGTTCCGGTGTTCGTGTTGAAGTTCGCGTCGTACTTGACGTCCTGACCCCAGATCGAGATGCCGCCGCCGTCCGTCCGTCGGAGGTCGGTGCGCACACCCTGCGCCGAGATGTCGCCAGGGCCGCCTGTCGGAGACAGGAAGTAACCGGCGGTATCGGTGCCTTGTGCCATCAGCGTCCAGAACGTCACCGCATCGGTGACAAGCGTGACGCTGTCGGCTCGTGCGCGGGTACCCATCGCACCGAGCATCTTGGCGAACGCAGCGGACATGGAGCCCGCCAGGGTCGTGGCAGATGGGGTGAAAGCGGTGGTGAACGTGCCGTCCGCGATCAGGCCGGTGTAGACGCCCGTCGTCGGGTCGCCCGTTCCGACCGATCCGGTTCCGGCGCCGGCGATCATGTAGTAGTCCTCGCCGAGCTCCGCAGCGCGGACCAGCTCGTCGAGGACATCCTGCTCGGCCGACCCCGCAGAGAAGCGGGCGTACTGCTTGGAGATGTCGTAGACGCGGGCCATCGTGCCAAGGACCGCCGTGTACGAGCCGTAGGCTTCGTTCAGGTTTTCCTTGGTAACGCCCCAGTTCTGGAACTGCATCCGGGCCGGAGCGCCGGTGCGGTACGGCATGTCGACTCCGCGGACCGCGACACCGTTGATGACGGTGACGAGCTGCGAGTAGACCGCCGCCTGCGTGCGGGGCTTGATCACGGTGTCAACGAGGTTGTTCGGCAGGACGTACCCACCGGTCGCGCCCGTTGCGCCGAGTGTCGCCTTCGTGCCCGGGGGCAGGTGGGCGAGGTTGCCCTTGCTGGCCGATGGGGTGTCGCCATAGTCGGCCATCTCGAGCAGGGCCTTGCGACCCGCGTTGATGGCTTCGATGTCGAAGTAGCCCGACGGCAGCTCGATTGCCTTCGAGTTCAGGAGCGCGGTGAAAAGCTCACCGGCCTGATAGTCGCGGAAAGTGGCCTTGAGGAACGGGTGCGGCTTGACGAACTGGGCAGATGCCTTGCGGCGTCCACCTTCGTCGCGGCCCTTCGGACCGTCGCCCAGGAGCGCGGCCTTGCTGGCGCCGCGCAGGTTGGCGAGCTTGTCATTGACCGCTGCGTCGACCAGCTCCTGGAGCTCGGCCTTGCGGGCGGCCTTGTCAGCCTTCTTGTCCCGCTTCTCCTGCTCTTCGTGAGTGGCGACGAGCTTGTCCGAGTTGGCCTTCTGGCCTTCTCGGGCCTTGTCCTGGCCGCCGTCGGACTCGAAAGCGTCGTTCGCCTTCTTCATGTCCGCGATGTCGGCCTCGACCCGCTTGCGCAGGTCTGCGTCGAGATAGTCGAACGCGCCCATTGTGGGGATACTCCTATAGGTGCCCGCGCAGTCGTGCTCCACGCACGGCCTCTGCGAGCAGGTCTGCCATAAGAGTTCGCCCGTCTGCGTCATTGCCGCGCCCTGCCGGGGTTGGCTCCGAGTGGTTGGGGTCGCCATCGAAACCGACCATGTAAGCCTTGAGGGCCTCCGGGTCGATGTTCGCGAGGTTGGGGTCGGTGAGCCACGCCTTGAGGGACGGGACTACCGCGAGTCGGTTCTGCGGGGATGTGGTGATGGTGTGCCGGATGAGCGGCCACACGTCGATGTGACCCTTGGCGCCCACCTTGACCGCACTCTGGACGGCCTGAGACGAGCCGTACAGCGGGACGTGGCGGCCTTCGAGCACCTCGAATACCCTGCGCCGCGCCTCGCCGACGTTCGCCCAGAAGTCCGCCCAGAGTCCGAGCGACTCCGGGGTGTCGTCGAGGATGGCCTTGCCGAGAATGGCGCCCTTCATGCTGGGCACGTTCTCCGGCACGCCCAAGTCGTCGTGATGCCAGTCCACGAGTCGCGCCTTGGTCGAGCGCAGCGTGGCGAACGGCCCGAACAGGTCCGTGTCGGCATCGAAGTATTCGTTGTCGAGATCCTTGCCCTTGATCGGACCGCCGAACGGCACGACGAGAACGCGCCGCGGGATCTTGCCCAAGAGCCACTGTTCAAGGCGGTTGCCCTCCATCGGCTCCGCTTTGAGTTCGCCGTGATCGTGGATTGTCATGTCAGCCTCACTCGATTACCGGGAGCCAGTCGAGCGTTCCGTTCGGGTGTTCCTCTTCGGCATCCGCGTCGTCGAGGGTGAACGTCTTACCGTCCCGGTCGGCGCACAGATCGTCGCCGTCGCCATCGACGGCCTCGACCATCTCGACGCCGACCTCGCCATATGAGCCGATCTCGCCATCCCGGTATGCTTCGTTGACCTCTGTCCGGGCGATGAGTTCGGCGCGGTACTCGTCGAACAGCGCCACGCCGTTGTCAAGCACGCCGGCCTCGATTAGATCCGCGATGGCGGCAGGCGGCAGGCCCTCGTTCACACCGTCGGCGATGATCTTCTGCAACGCGATGCGGGTGCGTTCGTTGATGCCCTGGACTCTCGCGGCGCCACGATCGAGGATGCGCTGCAACGCCGCGGGGGGCGGCGGGGCGGATGGGTTGACCATCAGCAGGGACGATGCCTTGCCGGGCTGGAGCTCGGCCATGATGTGCGACCGTAGTTCGCCGGTCATCGACTCCAGGTGTGGGCGGAGCGCGTTTGCGAGCGCCTGGTCCCATTCGTTCCGCATGGCGGCGGGCCAGAGGTGCGCCGGGTCCTTGAGCCGATACGCCGGCAGGGTCCGCACGCGGGCCACGATGGATCGCTGCTGCTCTTCGAGGACACGCCGCACCGTGGCGGCAATCTGCGGGGTTTCAGTTTCGAGCAGGCGCGTGCGGAGTTCCTTGAGCCCTGCGCCGAGGGATGCCTTGCGGTTGGCCGGGTCGTACTTCTTGGACTGCATCACGTCCGCCGGAGCGTTCGCTGCGGCCGTTCCCGACGCGATGTAGGCGGGGATCGTTTTCATGTTGTTCGCGCGGTATGCGGCGATGTGGTGCCAGCCATCGGCCAGAGCCGTACCGCCGGGGACTTGCGTGGTATCGACGATGACGATGGGGCGCGTGTTCGCACCCGTCGCAAGAAGGGCCGAAATGAAGTTCACCCGGTCGGGGTCCAGCCTGTCCTTGGATCGCGGCGGGACTTCGATACCCTTGATCGGCAGTTCAGGGTTGAACTCCCACGTCGCCTCGTCGACCCAGTTCGTCAGCTTCTTGGGGTACTGCGTGTCGAGGATGCCGTGTACCGCCAGGCGGATGTCCGCCTGCGAGAGGCCGGCCTTCTTGGCGACCGCCGGAGGCGTCGGGGCAGGCTTGGCCGGTGGCGTCGGGGCAGGCTTGGCCGGAGGCGTCGGAGCAGGTTTGACGGTAGGAGCCGGACGGCCGCGCCAATGTGACACGGGCCGATCCACGCCGGGCTCGTCCTCATCCTGCAGCGGCGGCACGAAGCCGGGCATCGATGCGGGCGGCGGAGCTTGCGTGTAGCCGCCCAGGAGCGCCAGGGGCGTCATGAGGTTCTGAATGTAGATCTCTTCGTCCACGGGCTTTCCCGATGGGCCGATGACTTCGGGGCCGAGCGGTTCGAGTCCTACCTGCTCGCGACGTTCTGCGCCCGTCAGCGGTAGACCGAGCGCCTGCACGGCCATCGCGTAGCGCGGAGAGTCGTCGTCGAACTCGGGCTCGTCAACGATCAGCTTCGGCGTCCACCCGCCCAGGAGCGGTTCATACCGATCGAGGAGTCCGGTCTGCAGCGTCTCGATGAACGGCACGAGTCGCGGATGGATGGCGTTCTGCCACAGCGCGGCCTCGTCGTACTTGCGCACGTCGCCCGAGTTGAGTCCGGCGGGCGAGTAGCCGCCCAACTGGGACAGCGGCACGCCCCAGATGTTCAGCAGGTCGTCGCGGACCTCGGTCATGAGCTTCGCGACGGCGGACTCGGCGGTCGTCTGCGCCGTCTTGATGAACTCCACCGGAGCCTGAACGACTTGCAGGCGGCGTCCGGCGTTGGGCTGCTCGGCGATGCTGCGCCAGTCCCTTATCGCCTGTTCGTATGCGTTGCCTTCGAGTGAGCCCATCTTGGGCGAGATGATGCCGGCGATACGTCCACCCGTCGCCATGATGTCCTGGAGGTACTTGTCGAAGCTCTGGCTGAGCTGCGCCTTGTGCATCGCGGACTCAACCAGGCCGATGCCGAAGTACCCGTCGTCGGGCGGTTCGAGGTTGAACTGGAGCATCTGATCTAGATCCGCCGTCACGCCCTTGTTGCCCGGCTTGCGGTCGATGATCCACTTTTCCAGGTTGCCGTTCGCGTCCGCGCCGGCCTCGACTCGATCGGGGCGGATGTAGACGATGTTCAGCGGGATGCCGTAGGCGTTGGGCTGATCGAAGAACCAGAACGCCGGCCCGCAGAGTCCCATGTGACGCGAGGTGAGCGCCCATATAACAGTGCGCGGCTTACGCTGCCCCACTTCCAGTTGACTCTGGGGTCGCGCGAGGAGTCGATACGCTTCCTTGGCGTAGGCGTTCGGATAGGCGTCGTCGATCGTCTCGCCGTCGGGGTCTTCAAGGTGCCAGGGAACGGTGGCGAACTTGCCCGAGATGACGCGTTCGGCAGAGCGTATCCAGTCCACCGAGATGCCCATCTGCCAGGCACGGCGCATACGCATCTGCGGGTTATCGCCGAGGATGGACGGCAACAAGTATTCGGTCATGAGGACGCCGGCACCCGCGCCTACGGGGCCGGCCTTGGTGGACTCTGCTGAGCGGTCAAGCAACGTTGGCCGCTCAACGGAAGCCCGCCGGGGCGGGACTAACACGCTCATGGCGGCGCCTCACTACGCTGGTCTACAAGTGCCGCCAGGACGAACGCCACAGCGGCCAGGAACAGCGGCGCCAGCGGCGGCCAGACGAGATAGAACCCGCCCGCGCCAAGCGCGGCACCCGCGATGCAGAGAACGTCGAAGCGGCTCACTCTTCCCACGTCCCGAATGAGTACGAGTCGCTGCCGATGTTGTGGAGCGCGGCCCGGACTTCGCGATTGAGTTGCGGGCCGAGCGGCTTATGGATGGGCGTAAACGTCCAGGCCAGCGGCGGCGCTCCGTGGGCATCCGGCGGTTCGCGCCGACTCATCTCCACCGTAAGCTCCGTGCGAACGGCATGGTGTATCTCACGCGGCAACTGCGCGCGCAGACGCGTCACGTCGCGTTCGAGCTTGGCGATACGCTTAGCGCATTTACAGGTCACGCCACGCCTCCAAACGTCTGCCGCCCGGCCCACGGGTTCGCAGGGTCCGGCTCAAAGCTCATTACGCCATACCGTAGGGCGTCACATGCGTCATCGTTGATCTCAATCGGTCGCTCCTGAAAGCCGCCTGTTCGCGCCGGCATCCAAGTATAGCCAGGAAGCTCGCCGAGTAAACCACTACATTTCGGGTCGATCGTCATGCCATGAGCAAAGGCGTTGGACACGGCGTCTATGCCGGGACGCACATCGTTACGCGCCTCCACCATTGGGAGCCCAGCTTGCTTGCACTCCATGATGTAGGCGGGTTCGGATGGGTCGGCGTAGAACGTCTCGATGCCGTACGCGGCTTTCATGTCCTTGAGCGTCGGGATGAGATCGTGAACGGTGGCACCGTGGGCGTACAGCTCGCCGATTACGCCGAGCCTGCCGCTGCCCGATTGTCCGAGCACCTCGCACGCAAAGGCATGCACGAAGCCCCAGTCAACGCCCGCATGAACGTGGCGGAACGGTGGTTCGGCGGACTTGACGAGCAGATCCGGCACGCTCCAGATGACGCCCTCGGCGGCTACCCACAGGCCCTTGCCCAGTCGTTGCCCGGCCGCGCTGTCGCCGAGTTGAGTCAGGCGTTGCAGATAGTCGGCAGAAAGAAACTTGTTCTCCGTGATCGTGTACCACTCGCGGCTCGGCAGGGGCGGAGTGAAGCGGCGCTTGAGCCAGTGTGCAGGCGGCCCGGGGTTCGTGGCCGCGGCCAGCTGGTGCCAGGGCATCCGTGGATCGCGGAGACGGCCCTGGAGCATGATCCAGTCCGACTCGGAGCACTCCACCGCCTCATCGACGAACGCACACGCCAGGTCAAGCGAACCCACCTTGGACGGCACGCCGGTGATGGGGTCCGGGTCGAGTCCCAGGAAGTAGATACGTGAGCCGTTCGTGAGCTCCAGCCAGTTCTCGCTCTTGTTCCGCTTGGCGATCTTGTGGGGCTCTGCCACGTCGCGCCAGAACGTCCGCTCCGTGGTGGCAGGCAGGGACGCGGCGATCTTGCGGAAGATGCCGAACTGCGCGCCGGGGTACTTCTGGGCGAGATACCACGCCTTCTCGCAGAGGACACGCGACTTGCCGGCGCCCATCCACGCGCTCGCCACAGCCTCCGGGGCTTCGGAGTAGAAGAATGCCTCGTGATCTGGCGAGGCGAAGTCTACGGGTTCGCCCAACTCCCGCAAGAGCGCGGGCAGCACGGGCAGCGGCAGGGCGGCGATTGTCATGCCGGCGTCCGCCTGGCTATCTCCTCGCGGAGCAGCTTTGCCAGCGTGGCCTTCTCGTGATCGTTCATGCCGTCGGTGACGTTCAACAGTTCGGTGCGATCCGTGGGCTGGCCGGCTAGAAGCTGGGACTTGTCTATTGCGATCCCCAGGAGGATGGAAAGATCCCGCGGCTCGAACTCCGCGATGCGCTTCGTGATCTGGCTCAGGGCCAGGTGCGCAATTACGCGCATCTCCTCGGCCATATCGTCCCGCGTTTTCTTGCGGAACTCTGCAAACTCTGGATTATCCATCCACGAGTGGATAGTCGAGAGCGGAATGCCAGTCTGCTCAGCCGTCGCCTGTTGCCCCACTATCTCAGCCGCCAGCACCGCAGAGAGCTTCTGCGCCTTTGTGTGCCTGACGTACTTGCGGCGGGGCTCAGGCATCTAAGCCTTCAGGATCAGGATGATGATGAGCACGACAATCAAGAGTGCTATCAGCGACACGGCTTCCCCTTTGAGTTAGTCCCCGCCATAACGCGGGCGGGGAGCGCGGACGGCCCTACTTCGCGGAGAGGGAACGCGAGATACCAGGCCGGTCATGATTGGGGGTCAGACCTTGACCCAGGCGGATGCGGCTGGCAGGCCCTTTAGGCCATAGCTGACCTGAGGGAGCGTCTTGGCCGGCGCATAGCCGAACGTCGAGAGGAACCACGTCACGATGGCCGGCGCGACCTGCGAGCGTACGAGCTGCGCCACGAGGACCGCGAGGATCGGCACGGCGTAGCTCAGGAACGCGATCGCCTCGCCCTTGACGGCATCGAGGCTCGTGGGGACGAGCCAGCCGTAACCCTGGACGAGTGCGATGGCCGACGCAACGACGACAGCGACGGAGAAGCTGATCGCCGTGCGGATGCCGAGGGGGATGGTGAGCCAGGCGTTGTGGATGGCCGCGATGATGGCAGCTAGTCTGTTCATGGGTTTCGCTCCTTTCAGGGGTTTCGCTCCTTTATCCTCCACTATTTCGATGTGGATGGGCGGTAGGTTCTCAATGGCCGCGTGGAGTCGAGCACAGGCAGCCTCGAACTCAGCGGAGTTCGTCTTGATGGTCAGCTTGATCTCACCGGCTGTTGCCATGTCTTATCGAAAGGCGAAGTTGCGGTCGAGAATAAACTGGCCGTTCGCCAGCTGGTGCGCCG